AAGTATCTGTTTGAATCATTGCTGGCACCCCATTAGATAAACTGCCAACATTAATACCGCCAATCTTTCCAGATGTTGTTGTATCTCCTACAGTTACAGATGGTGTAATATTATTTCCACTTAATGAATATGTTGTACCTACTTTATTTGTAACCACATATGGCATATCAACAGTTATTTGAGCAGATGTAACAAACTCTTGTTTTATATCTGCAAAGGCAGCAGATGGTAAAAATAAAAGCAATGCAAATAGTTTTTTCATTTAATTCCTACATTTGTGTCTTTGTTATCAACTATCTTAGCAGCGTTTGTAGGTTTCTTTTTGTTCACACTTATACCATAGCTGCCTAAAACCCCCGAGGTCAGGCCTGCCAAAAACGCACCATCATTGCGAATCTTGTCCATATATCCAAGAGTCATCATTGCCAAAGACCAGCAAAGAATCATAAATCGGACAGCATGACCAAAGATTTCTGCCCAATCAGTACCTTCTTTTTCTTCTTGTTCTTCTGACATAAAATACTACCCAGTTAAGAAGAGATGACCACCGCTTGAGGGTAGTATGTGCCAAATGTAGCAAATACTGGTATGTTTGGAAAGTAACACAATAAATTATGATTAAAATTTTAAAACCAATCTTAATGACGTTTCTTACAACAACGACTGTAAAACGTCTTGTTGTGGATTTATTAAGAGCAATTTGTAAACAAACAACAAATACTCTTGATGATAGGGCTGTTGACATTCTTGAAAAACAATTATTCCCAAGTAAATGAACTTAAAAAAATTTCTCAACATAGAGATAGAGGAAGCACCACCTGAGTTGCAGTTATCTGTTGAAATGCGTTGCCGAGAAATTATGCAGAGTGAAGATCATGACAATATAAAAAGATACTGTACACATTTAGTAAGACACCAAATGCACCAAGATGTTTTTCTTGCATCATTACTTGGTAGATTGGTAGAACTTGAAGCAAATCATGTAGTTAAAGAAGTAAGAAAAAAACCAAATATGTTTAATAAAATTAGAAAAAAATTATTTAAGTGATCTGATAAAGTCTTTGTTTTTCAATAACTTTTTTCATTGACCAGTATCTTATAAGGGTTTCAAGTTCATTTATACGTTTTTTTGCAGCAATAATCTTTTCTTTTGTTTGCATAATTATGAGTCGTATTTATTTATGTAAGCTTGTATTTCTTTATCTGAAAAGTCCTTTACAAGTTTTTTCTTGGTTTCATCAACTTGAAAATTAAATTTAAGAATCGCTGTTCGTATATGTTCAGCAACCCAACGACCTTGTTCTGTTACAACTTGTGCTTTACCTCTTTCGTTAATAAAAACATAATGGTCGTAGCCTTTTAAGGTATCGTCAAGCAACTGTCTTTCTAAGTTTGCCAAACGCATTTCTTTTAATTTTCTTAGCTTGTGTGAATCACTCATTGTCGCCTCCTTTCTGGTTTACTTTGTCGTGTTGCTTTGCATTGTTTTTTTTGTTTAGGGCAATTTGTACTTCTTGGTTTTTTAGAAGTTAGATGCCAGCCATTACCCTTTGGACAAGCATATGCGTATGTATGACCTTTACCAAGTCTAAACATATCTGCCGATACTGTTTTGGCATCTTTTTCATTTCGGTAACTGATCTTCTGACATTTCCAACAATGGTTTTGTACGATAAATCCCTTATCATCAATGTACTGTTGTAAGTCTTTTAAATCAATCCTTTTTCCCATGCGAACCTTCTTGAAAATCTTTTACAAATACTTTTTTTATGTGGTTCCAATTAGCCTTTATTAAGTTATTTGAAAAGTTATTACCAGAGATTGTTTCGCAATTTTTTTCAGAAAATTCATAATTTAAGAAAAAGTTATCCCAATCAATAAAAATAGCTTTATTGGCAACTGCATTGGCATATTCAGTTGCATTATCTATGCTTTCAAAGTCAAGACAACGCAAAATGCTTACATACAAAATTTCTGTATTTTTTGCATATTGAATAGTTACGCATTTAAACTTTGCACCATCAAAAGTACGCTTTACTGTCTTGCCCATTAAGTCGGCATAGTCGACTACAAGCTTTCTACGATTTTTCTTGAACATCTAACTGTTTTTCGATTTCGTGTCTTTCATCAAACAGAGCATGAATCTGTTTTGATATTTTTCTTTGTATAAGAGGATTGTCCTCTTTAAATCTTTGTTCTGTAAGTTGTTTCAGTTGTTTATCTATGTTGTAATATCTCAACTCGAGAAACTGTTGTTGATCTGATGCAACAAAGTCGGGGTTAGGCTTTGTTTTACTTGCTTCAATAGTTAAATCTATTGTTATGTGTTTACAAGCTTTTGGTTGTGTTACCGCTTGTTGTACTGTTATTGGAAAAGGACAAAGTTTTATCCAATCCTCAAGTGCTTTGTTTGTAAAATCTAGTCGCATTGTGGACATTCAAAGTGTAAAGGTTGTTCATTTACCATTGCTGATAGAACCAGCAAGGCCATCTTTGTTGGGGGTTGTTCGTTTGTAAAAGGTAAGATTTTTTCATTTGGCAAGTGCAAACCTTGATTAGAAACAATCAAAGCATTTTCTGCTTGGCAACATTCTTTGTGGCTTTTATCTAATTGTGAAAAAAGAAGGCCATTTCCATATTCTTTGTTTTTACAAGTATGTGGCCTAAAGTCAAACCAATCTAAATCAAAGCACTCAAGACCAAGTGCGAGATGGTCTTGAAATACTTTTACGTTAGGCGGTAGTTTAGGATTTGAAATTTTAGGTAGTGCTTTTGTCATGTCTAAAAAGGTATTTCCTCTTTTTCTGTCTTTGCTACAGAGATTGCACCCGATACAAAAGATGCACCATTTTTGGACATTCTGTTCCAAGCACTAACTGGTATTTTGACAACTTTTTCACCAGCATAGTTGTCCTCGCCTTCTTGTGCTGTAATCCACTCTGTAAGTGCCATGGCATCTGACAAAGTAAATTCAATATTGCCACCAAAGTCTGGTGACTTTTCTGATTTTTTGTCGTTATTTTCAAAGAGGACAAGTCGCCCTGTAAAAAGGTTTTCGTAGGCCATAATTAAAAAGATTTAATAGGAATAATTGAGTTTGTTTCTTCCCAAGCAAGTACTTGTGGAAGTGGGTATCTGATAAGGGGAGAACCCAAAGCAGTTGCCTGTCGTGGTACTGAATACCACTGTGGACCTTCTGCTTTACCTCGCCTTGTACTTGTTCGCCACTTCTTTATGGTTCTTTGAGTAATACCATATCGTTCTGCGAGGTCTTTGGTTGATAGATAAGGCTGGTCTTGTTCCATTACTTAAGTACCTTTATCTTGTTAACAATAAGAGTTTCTAATTGCTCTTTTTGTGTAATAGTCAGTTTACCTTGTGCAAATCGAGTTGCAATGTTTTTTTGATGATCTGTTAATTGTTCTTTGCTTTTTGCATTTAGTATTGCATTTTTTGCAAGGCCAAAAGTTTTATCAGTATCAGATGTGTTTGATATTTCTTTGACTTGCTCTCGTAAAGTCTCTATAACCTCGCCTTTGTTTATATTTTTTTCTTGCACTTTTTCTTCTTCTTCCATATTAAAGTCCATATCGGTCTCAAGACCTAAGATCAACTTAATGCTGTATCTTCTTTGATATGTAACTGCACCACCCCAGTTGTGTGTTTGGTTTTTCTTAGGGTTGGCCATATCTCTTTCAGATAGAAATATTGGCAGTTCGCTTTTTATCATGCCACCACTTTTATGTATAAGTCTTGTGACTATAAGTGTTTCGCCTGTAGGACTACAGCCAAAGCCTTGGGAGATACAAAGACCATGTTTAAGAAGAACAGGTGTAACCAAAGAAAGCATTTGTTCTAAAGGCAAATAGCTGTAGCCAAAAGAACCTACACCAACTTGTTTGGTCTTACCCATTGTTGGAAACTCTGCTTGTGCTTTTTGTAAAGCTGCTGCAACCGCAGCGTCTGGGTTTGTTTCTGTCATTGTTTTAGTTTGTTTTGTATGCCCAACTTGGTAGGCTAAGTGTTTGTATTTCTTCTGCATAGCCATGCCAATGGGCATCTGTATGACATTTAGAAATAAGTTTAAGGGCAGCTTGTCTAAGGCGTTTGCCCTCGGCAAGTGCATCTTCGTCTAACTCTGTGATGCTTATGGCATATGGGTAGACTTTTTCAACTGCTATAAATACAAATCGCTTTGCACCAATTACTTCTAGGTAATGAGCAGCTTGCAAGTGGTAAAGGTAATTTGCTATTGACTTAATAAATTTGTCTGGGTGGCTATTACCCTCGCCAGTTGTTTTTAGGTCAACA